ACAGGCATGAGACCTAGCGAGGCACGAGGCATACACACAAGGGACGTAAGGTTGGATGACCAGTTAGGTTGGGTGGTAGACATCAAGTCAGTTAAAAACACCGCAGGGACAACCCTACCGCGCACCCTGCCCTTACCTGACCGAGCCGTGAGAGCCTACAACAAGCTCAATGATGGTTCCATATATCCCTTTGCTAAGTTCGACAAGCCAACGATAAGAAAGAACTGGGATTGGGTCAGAGCAGCTACGGGTCACACCCATGAAGCCGACAAAGAGTTTGTGTTCTACCTTACAAGGCACACCTGTGCGTCACGTATGGTGCAACGTGGTATCAATCTTGCCATTGTGCAGAAGTGGATGGGTCACAAGACAATCCAGACCACATTGATTTACGCCAAGTTAATCCCAACCAATTTGCTTGACGCTAGAGAGGCACTTAATTCAATCAAAGAAAACACGCTCTAAAAGGGGGGGTTGACAGCCATGTTATAATAGAGGCTGAACAATTCAGTTCAAACACATAATAACACACATAAAATACACAACATGAAAAATAAACTTCCAGAGCTTAAACGACTAGCTAAGACGCTTAACTGCGTGGCTATAGATGACAGAGACTTATCCATGATTGAGGTCACTGCAAACGATGGGTGGAGTTTCGAGAACGGAGAATCCTCCTGCCAGTTAACAGGCTACGGGGATGACGTTAACGAGTGGAGACAAGAAGCAATTGGAGATGCTATCGACCGTCTAAAGATGGAGCAACCAGACAACACGCCCTTCCTATACTAACCACCCTTCCACAATGAGAACATCAACAATACTAATCAAGCAAGCTGCAAAGCTTAAGATAACTAAACCTAAAACCAAACGTAAAACTAGAAATGCCAGCAAAAAAAAGTAAGTCAATATACGCACCTGATACCGAAAGTATTTTAACACGAGGACTTAATTCTATGACCAAGGCTTGTGATGCCTTGACAAAACAAAATGAGACCCTTAATAACGACATCGAGGGTTTGAAGGCTAAGATTAAACGACTCAGTGAACGTGTTTTAATTGATAAAGGTAACGACAGTGATGTTAACTAACATAGATACAAAAAAGTTAGGGACAAACCACGGACAAATCAGGGACAATCTTGCACTATTTTTGTCCCTAATATCAATTTCTTTCGCTGAGTTTTTTCGTTGTAAGTCATTGAAATCTCTAGAGAATATGGAATATGCGAGCGTGGCGGAATGGTAGACGCACTGGACTTAAAATCCACGTAAATTAATAACACATCTGAAACTATCTAAAACTCACCCTATACACTAGACCAAATATTTATTTCATTTATGAAAGTAAATTGATTTCGTTGTCCGTATAGGGACAATCCTACTTATGCTAAATCAACAAAAACTTAACGCTGATATGTCAGAAATTGGCAAGGGTCGCTATCGAAATAAAATCGAAAGTGCCAAGGCGAGAGAGGTTGAGGGAGAGACAAAGTATGGGCAGAGATTGATGCGAGGAGCGTTACCATTATTAGCGAAAGCGATTGAAGATTCTTATAAGACTTGGAAGAAACCAAAGACGAAAGCTAGGTGGCAAATTGATATTGTAAAAGCTAAAGCGCCTGTGATTGCGTTCATAACAATCAAGGCAGTCATTGATAGCATTACCTTGCGTAAACCAATGAGCAGTGTAGCTGCCTTTGTGGGTGCAAGAGTTGAGGATGAGATAAGATGTTCGTTCTTAGTTAAGAACAACGAAAAGGGTGAAGGCATCATCTTGGGTGCAAAGCGTAAGCGAGGCGGTCTTGGTAATACAAGGCGGCACATCAGACGTTCAATGCTCCATGAAACCGAGAAGGGTTTGATGCCAGAATGGGAGGGGTGGAGACAACGAGATAGATTAAGTTGTGGTCTAAACTTAGTAGAGATACTCAGGGTAAGCACTGGGTTAATAGAATATATCTATGTTCAAGACGGGAAGCGCAAGAAGAAGTCCCCAACTAGATATGTAACGGCAACAAAAGAAACACTACAATGGATTGAGGATTATAACACCGACCGTGAACTCCTTGAGCCATTCTGGCTACCAAGCGTGGAACTCCCAACACCTTGGCAGTCTGTTTGGGAAGGTGGGTATAGCTCCTCCGACACCTATCTTCCCAAACTTCCATTTATCAAGTCCACCAACATGGACTACATCAGGTCTATCAAAGGTAAGCTAGAAGAACCGATGGAAGCTTGTAACCTCATTCAGAACACACCTTGGACAGTGAACGATAATGTCTACAAGGTGATGGACTGGGCGTGGAAGAACAATGTGCAAGTGGGTGAGTTACCTAGCCGAGAGGATGAAGAGCTACCAGATATTCCGAGTGACTTTCATGACAACCCTGATAGTAATACTACATGGAGACGGATTGCAGCAGGTATCTATGGTCGCAACCTATCGACACGTAGCAAACGACTACTCACGTCCAAGACTTTATATGTAGCAGAGAAACTAAAGGGCAATCGTTTCTTCTATCCTAGTAACTGTGACTTCAGAGGTAGGGTTTACAACGTCCCTGCTTTCCTTGGTGTTCAAGGCACTGATATGTCACGGGGACTCTTGCAGTTCTATCGGTCTTGTAAGATTAAGAATGACAAGGATGCAAGGTGGTTAGCCATACACGGAGCGAACACCTTTGGTAACGACAAGGTATCACTTAATGAGCGTGTTAAGTGGGCTTACGACTTTGGAAAGATAGCAATAGACATAGCACAAAACCCTACCGAACACCTACTGTGGACAGAGGCAGCTACCCCTTGGCAGTTCTTAGCGTGGTGCTTTGAGTGGCGTAACTACATGGTCAACAAGAAGATAGATAGCTTCTTACCAGTGAACATGGATGCCACCAACAATGGATTGCAGATACTTTCAATGCTCACTCGTGATGAATATGGGATGCAAGCAACCAATGTTCTACCAACTGATACACCTGCCGACATCTACCGAGTGGTGTCCGACAAGGTAGTTGAGCAGCTTAAGATAGATTTACAACAAGGCGTTGCGTTTAGTCAGCAGTGGTTAGACTTTGGTTTAGACCGCAAGACAACCAAGCGTCCCGTGATGTGTTACAGCTATGGTCTTACACCATACTCTAATCGTGCCTACATCAATGACTGGTATGACGAGACTATTCACAAGGACACAACCAAGCCACGCTTTGATGAAGGCATAAAGTATAAAGCCATCCACTACCTATCCACACTTGTATGGAATGGCATTGAGTCAGTCCTCGATAGACCTAAGCAGTGTATGCAGTGGTTCCAAGAGTGTTCTAGACTTATCTCAGAGCAACAGCGAGCGATGAGTTGGATAAGTCCGAGTGGTTTCCCAGTGCATCAAGAGTATCACAAGTTACACGAGAAAAAGATAAGCACTTGGATTGGTGGCACTGCTACACACGTAACCTTCTATGATACCAAGGATGAAATCTCATCAAGGAAACAATCCAATGGTGTCAGCCCTAACTTTGTTCATGCACTAGATGGCGCTGCGTTACACAAGTCAGTCATTCAGTGTAACCAACAAGAAGACATATACGATTTCAGTATGGTTCATGACAGTTACGGCACACACTCAACGAACTGCGACAAGATGAGTAAGGTTATACGCAATGTCTTCTATGAGATGTTTAGTGTTGACCTCCTCCAAGATTGGAAACATCAATTAGAAGTCAACAACACCGACATAACATTCCCAGACCCGCCAGCCTATGGGAACGCTGACCTCACACAACTAAAGGACAGTGAATACTTTTTCAGCTAATGCAATTAATTCTAATAATCAGAAAGGAACGCAAATAAATTATGGCAAATACAATAACAACACCACAGGGTAAAGCAGTTTACCCACGTATCGACACCCCAGACACAAAGTTCAACGAAGACGGCTTGTACTCTTGCAAGCTTCACGTAAGTGAGGACGACTTCAAAGCTTTTGAGTTGGGTATTGATAAATTATATGACGCAGCGTATGACGCTGAGTGCAAAGCTCATGGTAAGAAGCTGAAGAAATCAGCAAACAAACCAGTAAGGATTACTCCTGATGGGGACTATGAGATTTATGCCAAGCAGGTAGCTCAACGGCAGACTAAAACAAGAGGACTCATTGAGTTCACTGTTGTCTGCTTTGATAGCCAAGGGAGTAAAATCGCCACACCAAAAGTAGGCAGTGGTTCTGAACTTAAACTTGCTGTTGAGCCAAACTTCTGGTTCATCCCAAGTCAAGGGTTTGGATACACACTACGCCTCAAGGCAGTCCAGATTATGGAGTTGGTTGAGTATGGAGGTGGGTCTTCTGACAGCTACGGTTTCGGTAAAAGTGATGGGGGATATACAGGGGAATCCTTCAACGAAACATTTACGGAAACGAATGAGACATCATCGGAAACAGCGCCGTTCTAAATCTCCCTACCGTTCAGGTTTCGAGGAGAGAGTAGCTAGCGCACTTAAAGATGCGAAGGTTGCTTTCTCCTACGAAACTCTGAGGTTGGAGTATTACAGAACGAGCCACTACAAACCTGATTTTATTTTACCTAACGGAGTTATTCTTGAAGTTAAAGGTTATTTTCTACCCAGCGATAGGACTAAACACAAGCTCGTTAAAGAGTGCCATCCAGAGTTGGACATCAGGTTTGTATTTCAAAACGCATACAACACTCTTAGTCGAAAGAGTAAAACAACATACGCACAATGGTGTGACACTCATGGATTCATGTGGTGTCACAAAGAAATACCAAACACATGGATGATTTAACAGCACTAAAAACACACCAACCTTGCCCAGACTGTGGCAGCAGTGACGCACTTACATTAAACACCAACGGAACAACTAAATGTTATTCGTGTGGTGACTTTACTACCACCAATGACACTGTTGTTGGAGAGGTAGCAGACAATTTCGTTAAGGGTAAAATCATGCCACTTCCCAAGAGAGGTATTCATGAAGAGACCTGTAAGAAATACAACTATAGAATAGGAGAAGTTAATGGACAGACCGTCCACATCGCCAACTATTGTGACTTAAATAAAAAAGTCGTTGCCCAAAAATATCGTTACGCTGATAAGACATTCAAGTGTAACGGTTCTCCTACTCACTTCTTCGGACAGCACCTATTCCCCAATGGTGGTAAACGATTAGTAGTCACCGAGGGTGAGATAGATTGTCTTACAGTTAGTCAGGTTCAGAATAACACTTGGGAAGTGGTTTCTCTTAGCTCTGGAGTGCAGAGTGCAAAGTCATTATTCAAACGTCAGCTTGAATGGTTGAATAAGTTTGAAGAGATTGTGCTTATGTTTGACTCCGATGAGGTGGGCAAGCAAGGCATGGAAGATGTAGCTCACATCATACCAGCAGGTAAGTGTAAGATTGCTAACCTACCCATGAAGGATGCTAACGAATTGTTGTTAGCCGAGCAGCCCAAAGAAATACTTAAAGCTATATGGAACGCAAAGGTATGGGGACTAGATGCAATCGTGGGTGGTAATGAGTTATACGAAAGACTTACGTCACCTAAGAACTTTGAGTCTATCCCTTATCCTTTTGAGGGCTTGAACAAGGTCACTCGTGGTATCCGCACAGGAGAGATAATTACTTTCTGTGCTGGTAGTGGCATTGGTAAGTCACAGATATGTAAAGAGGTAGCTTACAATATACTGACCACCACCGATAAGAAGATAGGATACATCGCACTTGAAGAAAGTGTTGAGAGAACTGGCAATGGTATCATTGGTTTACATCTCAATAAATTACTACACCTAGATAACTTCGATGCTAATGAGGAATACAAAGCAGCATACGAGGCTACCGTGGGTAATGGTAGATTCTTTTTATATGACCACTGGGGTTCTCTGGAAGGAGACAAGCTTGTTGGTCACATAAGATACATGGCTAAGTCATTAGATGTTGAGTACATAGTTCTCGACCACATCTCAATCGTTATCTCAGGTAGCTCTGAAGGTGATGAACGTCGGATGATAGACAACCTAATGACAAAGCTTCGTGCCTTGGTAGAAGAGTGCAAGATGGGTGTCATACTTGTCAGTCACTTGAAGCGACCAGAAGGTAGAGGGCATGAAGACGGTGCAACCACATCGGTAGCACAACTCCGAGGGTCGGCAGGTATCGCACAACTAAGCGATATGGTTATTGGTTTAGAGCGGAACCAACAAGACGCAGAGAGTAAACATCTCACATCAGTAAGAGTCCTGAAGAATAGATTCAGTGGTGATACTGGTGTTGCTTGCAACTTAAGGTGGCAAGTAGAGACAGGACGATTAACAGAGGAAAAGTTTATAGAGGGAGAGACAGGTGAAAATTATTTTTAAATTATGGAATATTGTTCAAACTTCAGATACGACCTCAAGGTGGGACAGATTGCTGAGAAGCAAGTGGCTGACCTTTTACAAGACAAAAAGATTGAGGTCAAAAGAGACCTTAAAGCGAAGACTACTGGCAACCTATATATTGAATATGAATCAAGGGGCAAGCCCTCTGGTATCTCTCGCTCCGAAGCAGACTACTGGTGCTTTGCTTTCGAGAATCTTTTCATCTTCATTGAGACAACCAAACTCAAAGAGATAATAGAGCCAATGAAGGGAAGCACTATGGATAAGCGAGGTGGAGACAAGAACTCTAGCAAGGGCATCCTCTTACCACTAGAACGATTAACGGAATTGAAATGAACACACTTACATTTGATATAGAAACAAACGGAATTAAAAACTGGGCAACACTCAGTGACCTAGACACACTACATTGTTTATCCATCTACGAGTCATATACTCAAGAGATGAGCAGCTACAGCACAGTAGCAGGTAACATTGAAGAAGGACTTGAGAAGTTAAAGAACGCTAATACTATTGTAGGACACAACGTCATAGGGTTCGATGTCCCTGCCCTACGGAAGTTATATGGGTTCACTCACGACAACGTTATAGACACCTTGGTGTTAGCTCGGTGCATCTTCCCAGATGTTCGTAACGATGACTTCAAGCGTGTAGACTTTGACACTAAGCTAATAGGCTCACACTCACTCAAGGCTTGGGGAACTCGACTAGGTATCCTCAAGGATAACTATGGTGAGACAGCGGACTGGTCACAGTGGACACAAGAGATGCAAGATTACTGCGAGCAAGATGTTCGTGTGACTTCTGCTTTGTATCTGTGGTTAAAGTGCAGACATCCATCAGAACAAATGATAGAGCTTGAGCATAAGTTTGCTACCCAAATGCGTCTGCAAGAATACAACGGCTTTCCTTTTGATAATAGAAAAGCTGTTGAACTTATGGAGAGGCTGATGCTTGAGAGGTGCGAGATAGAGTCAGAGCTACAAAAAGCTTTTCCTCCTATCGTTGAAGAAACAAAAAGTTTCCAATGGGAGAACAGAAACGGTGATGTCTTTCCCACAAAGAAAGCTATGCTGGAGGTAGGCTACAAAGCTAACGATTGTATTAAGGGTGACCGCAAAACTAAATCCATTCCATTCAACCCTAACAGCCGTGACCAAATATCTGCTAGGTTAATGGAACAAGGATGGAAGCCTGCCGCCTTTGATGGTAAGCGCCCTGCTATAAACGAAAGCGTTCTTAAGGACATTAACACTGCTGAGTCTCTCAAGCTACTACAGTTCTTGACCATCTCCAAAAGACTTGGACAACTCATGGAAGGTAACCAAGCTTGGATTAAGTTAGAGCGTGAGGGTAAGATACATGGTGGTATAAATACTAATGGTGCTATCAGTGGTCGATGCACTCATCAAAATCCTAACGTAGCTCAAGTCCCATCTGTGCGTAGTCCCTATGGTGGTGAGTGTAGAGAGTTATTCACTGCACCAGAGGGTAAAGTATTAGTAGGATGTGATGCTAGTGGATTAGAACTAAGATGTCTTGCCCACTATCTATACCCTTGGGATGACGGCAAGTATGCTAAGACTATCCTTGAAGGTGACATCCACACAGCTAATCAGAAAGCAGCAGGACTAGAGACAAGAGACCAAGCTAAGACTTTCATCTATGCTACGCTCTATGGTGCAGGTGATGCCAAGATTGGTTCTATTGTTGGTGGTAGTTCTAAAGAAGGCAAGCGCCTCAAGGGTAACTTCAAGAAGAACCTACCAGCATACAGCAAGTTAGTAACAGCAGTAGAAGCTAAGGTCACATCAGTCGGTTCACTCATCGGTCTTGATGGACGCAAGCTACCCTGTCGTTCAGCACACTCAGCGCTCAACCTATTGTTGCAGTCAGCAGGTGCAGTCATAATGAAACAAGCCCTAGTGAACTTCGTAGCAGAGGCTCCAAGGTTCTATCTGATGCACGCTAATGTTCACGATGAGGTGCAGTTTAGTTGTGACGAGAAGGATGCTCCAGTTCTTGGAGAGTTATTCGTCAAAGCAATTACCAAAGCAGGCGATGACTTGAACTTCAAGTGTCCTCTTGATGGTGAATATAAAGTAGGAAACAACTGGAAGGATACACACTAATGGCTGAACACTTAGTAAAAGAATCTATTGTGCTGGGTTTAGAAGTTAAGATTGATGAGCTTAAACAAACTCTCAGTAGTCTAGAGCTACAGCGTATTCACTTAGTCAAACTTATAACCAAACTAGAAACATTCAAAAAAGAAATATGAGCGGTAAAACAATAATGATAGATGGCGATATGATTATATATCGTGCAGCGTTTTCATCAGAGGTGGAAACTAAATGGGATGACAATATCTGGACACTCCATTCATCGGAAGCAGAAGCCACTGCAAAGGTAGATGAACTCGTTGAGACTATTATGAAGAGGTTGAAAGCTACTGATTACATTACGTGCATTAGTAGTAAGACCAACTTCCGTCATGACCTCTACCCAGACTACAAGGCTAACCGTTCAGCTAAACGTAAGCCGTTGTGTATCAAGGCATTAACTGAGTATATGTATGACTACCATAACGGGTTGATTGTAGATAACTTAGAAGCTGACGACCTCATCGGTGTTCTCTGCACTAGGAACCCCAAGGATACCATAGCAGTTAGCGGTGACAAGGACTTCGGCACACTGCCCATCACTTGGTATAACCACCTGAAGGACGAGATTACTACTACAAAGTTAAAGCAAGCTAAACGCTTTCACCTCATTCAAACACTTACGGGTGACGCTATTGATGGATACAAAGGTCTCAAGGGTGTTGGCATTAAGACCGCAGAAAAGATACTAGATAAGAATGGTGCTACGTGGAAGACCGTTGTTGATGAGTATAAGAAGCATGACCTCACAGAAGATGATGCCCTACTGACAGCACGACTAGCCTACATCCTACAGAAACAACATTACAACTTAGAAACTAAAAAGATAAAACTATGGACACCAAGAAAGTAACATTACCTGACAGTGGTAAACGCTCAGAGTTTGACACAGGTGCAGTGAGAGATGCGATGGAGGGAAAAGGGATGCCCTCGTTGCTACCTATAGATGCACTACGAGCTGCCTCTAAACGCTTTGAAGATGGGGCTAATAAGTATGGTCGTGATAACTGGACTAAGGGCATTCCACTAAGTAGATACATAGATAGTTTGTATAGACACCTATGGCAATTCATCGAAGGGGATGAGAGTGAAGACCACGCTGGTGCTATCGTTTGGAACGCCATGTGTCTGGTTCAAACTGAGGAATGGATTAAGAAGGGTAAGTTACCTAAGTCGTTAGATGACATAAGGAAGAGGGAATATGAAGTATCGAACCAAGAAGAAAGGTAATTATGGCTGACTCATTTCCCCCAATACATCCACAACTACTCAAAGCTTTGGTCGAAAACTTTCCCCAAAAAGATTTTGATACGAGTAAGTCATTAAGAGATATGGACTTTCATAATGGACAACGCTCGGTCATTAACTTCCTTACCCATCAATTCGATATTCAAAACGAAAATATCCTAACGAAAGAATAATACCATGTGCATGTCATCACCTAAAATGCCCGCAATTCCAGAACCAGTGCCACCACCCGCACCTCCTCCCCCTCCTACTAAGACAGCGAAGACGGTGGAGAATAAAGCTCTTAAGCGTCGCAGTGGTTCTTCTAGGAAACGCGGTACTTCGGCTCTTACTATTCGTCGCTCTACAGTCAACACTGGCTCAAGCGGCACAGGTGCAAATATAGCTTACTAATATAAATGGCGGATAGAACCCTAACGGTAAACGGTCAACCTTTCACATTTAATCGTGATAAGTTTGCAGGTGTAAGAACTATGACGGTAAACGGGGAAACGGTCACAGTAGACCGCACAGCCGATAGTGGTGGAAGAACTATGACTGCTACCACTCCATTGAGTGATGGCACTACCGAAATGCAAGTTACTGTTACTGGTACCGATAGTAATGGTAATGATAACTCTTCACTATCAGGAACTTACACAAGACCACACTCTACATCTTTAGGTTGGAATCAAGTTGGGGGTGATGGAGCTATTTATAGAAACACCACAGTGGCTGGTTTTGCTTGGAGTTTTATTGATGGCTCTGATGGTACACCTAGTTTCAGCATAAATGTTGCTGAAAATGTTATAGTTCCTTGGCAGGTAGCAAGTAGCTTTGCATCTAATAATGTTACTCTTAGTGCGGTTGAAGAGACAATCACAGTAGACCGTTCTTCAGACCGCAAGGGTGAGTCTCGTCCACTACTAAGTAAAGTAGTAGGCGGAGCAGCAGCAGCATACAGCCTACGTGACCTTAACGACAAAGCGGGTAACAACAAGGTTGTGCGTGTTCGTCGTGCTAGTGATAACCACGAGCGTGACTTCTTAGCCAAGGAGGTATCTAATGGGACACTTCAGAACTGG